TGTAGTCGGACATTAACTTAAAGGAAAATCATGTCACTTACCAAAACCACAACTGTTGACCAAATTGTTGTTCAAGAGAACGGCATTGTTCTTTATCGTGAAGCAACTCGCATCATGGAAGATGGCAATCAAATAAGCCAAACCTACCATCGTTCAAGCCTTACACCCGCACAAGACCTGACAGGCGTTCCCGCCAATGTTGTTGCAATCTGCAATACAGTCTGGACTGCTGAAGTTATTGCGGCTTATCAGGCGGCACAGGCTACTCCAGCCTAAAGAGTAAATCATGGAAGACCAAGTAACCCACAAGCAAATCTACGATAGGCTCATTGCTGTTGAGACTAAGGTGGATTCCATCGACAAGAACACAAGTGGGCTTGTAGAGGCTATGAAGGCTCTTGATGGTGCTTTTAAGGTCTTGGGATGGATTGCTTCTGCTGCCAAGCCTATTCTGTGGGTGGGCGGTCTAATCATGGCGGCTGGTGCTGTTTGGCAGACTTGGATTAAAAAATGAAAGATTGGGCTGTGGCATTTATTGCTGCGGCTCTTTTGACTGCCACCATTGCCTGGTGCTTTTTTGTCATCATTTCGTTTTGGCCATGATCTATGCTCTGGTCTTACTAGCAGCAACCACAGAATATCGATGCACCAGGTGGACATGGACCGGTGATGTCTACAATCGGAAGGTTGTTTGTCTCAAGTGGGAGAAGAGAAAATGATCGATCCAATCACGGCCCTGGCAGGGATACAAAGCGCCATTAGTATGGTCAAAAAGGCAGCTGGTGTTGCCAATGACCTAAGCTCACTCGCGCCCATGATTGGCAAACTTTTCGATGCCAAGTCAACTGCCACCAAGGCCATGCTTCAAGCCAAGCAATCTGGCAAGGGTTCAAACATGGGAACGGCCCTGCAAATTGAAATGGCACTGGAGCAGGCCAGAGCATTTGAGGAAGAGCTAAAAATGCTCTTCATGCAGACTGGCAAGATCGATGTCTGGAACAAGATCAAGGCCAGGCAGGCCGAGATGGACCTTGCTGATGCCAAAGAGATAAGTGCTTTAAAGAGGGCAGAGAAAGCAGCCAAAGAGAAAGAGCAAGAAATGAACGAACTAGCCATGATTATTGGCGGTTGTGCGTTTGTGTTGTTCTTGGTATTTGTTGGCATTTATGAATTGATGGAATTCTGTCAAACAACCAGAAGGTGTGGTAGATGACTTGGCTTGATATAGTTCTTTGGTCTGCTGTACCTCTTAACTATTTCTTTTGGATAGTTGTTTATCCAAGGCTGGGAAATGAATGAGTACCAAAAGACCTTTGATGTGTGCCTCAAGATATTCGTTTACGGGTGTGTGGCGCTTTATTTTTTAGGTTTTCTGAAGTTTTTGCCAGATGACTTATCTGACAAAATTGTCAATTTACTGCTTGGAAAGGTAGGGCTTGGAAAATGAAAGTCACGCCATATCAGGTCAATGCCAATATGCTGAAAGAGGCCCAGAGGGTGGTGCATCAGCAGAATCTAAAGCAGCTGGAGATTTTGAACAGGCAGGCAGAACTGGCGCATAAGACCAAAGAGATTAAGACACAATGGGTGAAACCTAATTCTGTGGATGTGATGGCATGAAATATCTGATTGCAATTGCTTTGATAATGCTCACTGGCTGCGAAGATCGCTACAGGTACAAGTGCCAGAATCCTGACCATTTCCACGCACCAGAGTGTCAAAAGCCCAAGTGCTTATTTACTCAGCAGTGTCCAGAATACCTGGTCGCACCCATCTTGGAGAAAAAAGTTGATGAAGTTAAACCTAACAACTGAAGAGATCGAGGTCAGGGTCTGGGGCTTTGTGGTCATTGCGGTCACTTGCATTCTTTGCTTTATTGTGGTGGCGCTTTTGTACTCAGTGACCTTTGTCACTCAGCCCATCAAATCTATGGCCCCAATTGACCAGGCCTACGTTAAGATGATGAATGACATTGTCTTGCTGATTGTGGGCGGTATTGGCGGTGTTATCGGTAAACGGGCAATGACTTCTAAGCAGCAACCACCCATGCACCCCATGGGCCAGCCAATGTGCCAGCCTATGCAAGGCTATGGCCAGCAATACGGCTACAGCAACAATCACGGCTTTACATCTAGCACCAATGGCATCCCAAGCCACCCCTTTGGTGCGATGCCGACATGGACCAACCCAGAGCTTGATGAGTCATGGACTCCTGGTCCACCACCAGACACGCCACCGGACCATCTTGAGGATGACCATGAGCGCATTCAACTGGCAGCTGCCAGACAGGAGTCAGAATAATGCTGCCAATACCCTTACCCTGGCTCATTGTGGGTGTCTTGGTCTCATTATTTGGCTCATACCGAGTGGGCCACCACTATGGGTGGCTGGAGCGCGACAATGACATGAAGATTGCCATTGCCCAAAAGAATGAAGAGGCCAGAGCCACTGAGCAAAAACTTAATGAGCAATTGAATGCAAACGCAACCAAGTTACAGGAGACCACCAATGTCATCAATCAAAAGCAGTCTGCCCTTGATCGCGCTATTCGCTCTGGCAGGGTGCGCATCTCAGCCCCCAGTTGTGTTCAAGCCAGTGCAAGTGCCACCACTGCCCCCCCAGATAGCAAAGAAACAGGAAGCCAACCTGACGGACCGGCTGACCCAGCTCCTGATGCCGAGCGAGAAACCCTCCAAGCCATTGCCGAAATAGTGGCCCAAGGCGACAGGAACACGGCCCAGCTCAATGCCTGCATTGATGCCTATCAACAAATGAGAGACTTGATAAATTCAAAATAACAAAAAGCCAAATAGTTACGAGCTATTTGGCTTTTCTAACCAGTCAATGAAAGGACCATTTATGGCTGAAAAAATTTTAACCCAAGAACGACTTAAACAAATTTTGCATTACGACCCAGAAACTGGATTGTTTAAAAGATACGTCAAACTTGGGCCAAGAAAAGAAATTGCTGGCCATGTGGCCAGCGGTGGTCATCGTCAAATAATGGTTGATGGGAAACTGTACATGGCGCATCGCTTGGCATGGTTTTATGTTTATGGATGTTTCCCAGATGATCATATTGATCATATAAATAGAAGTCCTGATGACAATAGAATTTGTAATTTAAGAACTGCAACAAGCTCTGAAAATCAACAAAATACCAAAATAAGAAAAACAAATGTTTCTGGATTTAAAGGTATTGGTTATGACAAAAGAGAAAACAAATGGCGAGCAAGAATAACTTTTAAAGACAAAACGATATGTTTGGGAAGACATAGGACCATCGGTTTGGCGTTAGAAGCAAGAAAACAGGCTGAAGATAAATATTTCACTCATCACAAAGGTTAAATGATGACACCGGAACAATGTAGAAAATTACACATTGATGAGAAATGGGTTGACCCATTAAACGAAACATTCCAGCGCTTTGACATTTCAACGCCATTGCGCCAAGCTGCATTTATTGGACAGCTCTCGCATGAATGTGGAAATTTCAAAATGCTTGAGGAAAACTTGAATTACAGGGCAGAGGCTTTGCAGAAACTTTGGCCAAAGCGCTTTGACGCTGCCAAGGCCCAGATGTGTGCCAGAAATCCCAAGCTCATTGCCAACACTGTCTACAGCAGCCGCATGGGCAACAGAGATGAGGCCAGTGGGGATGGTTATCGGTTTAGAGGCCGTGGCTGCATTCAATTGACTGGGTCGGCCAACTACCACCATGCTGGCCAAGCGCTTGGCGTGGACCTGATCATGCAGCCAGAGCTGGTGGCCACACCCAAATATGCGGCTTTGACTGCCGGATGGTTTTGGAATGTCCAGAAACTAAACCAGTATGCGGATAGTCAAGACTATAAAACCATGACCAAAAAGATCAATGGCGGGTTTATTGGCCTTGATGACCGGATCAAGCATATCAACCACGCGCTGTCTGTCCTGACATAATTAGACCATGGCAAGCCAAACCCAACAACTTGAGAATCCAGTAGTCCCAAACCTTGGTTATCCGACCGAGGTGTATGAGCGCAGGCATTTCAATGAGAACAATGGCTCTTTGAATATTTACTTCAAAAAGCTCTCTAGTGTCTTGGGGTCTTTGTTTGGACCAAGGGGTGGTCGGTTTATGAATAACCCCCATGGGGCTTTTCAAGACTCAACCGACCAGGTGGCGGCCAACACGACCACGGCCTATGCGGTGACATTCAACACCACAGACTTTGCCAATGGCGTGACAATGGCCAGTGGGTCTCGGATCACTGTGGCCGATGCCGGAATCTGGAATTTGCAGTTTTCCATTCAGTTTAAGAACACCACAAATGATGGTCAAGATGTAGATATTTGGTTTCGTAAAAATGGAACAAATATCGCAAACTCAAACAGTAGATTTCACCCTCCTCCAAGAAAAAGCTCTGGTGACCCAAGTCATATCATTGCTGCATTAAACTTTTTTGTAAGTATGAATTCAAACGATTACATTGAAATTATGTGGAGAACTGAAAATACTGGTGTAAGTATTGAGCATTTCGACACCAGCACAAGCCCCACACGGCCAGCAGTGCCATCGGCCATTGTCACAATGAGCTTTGTCTCAAACATTAAATAAATACTGCCATGTACATACCACTCAAATTACCCCCAGGCATTTACAGAAACGGCACTGAGTATCAGGCAGCAGGCCGCTGGTATGACGCAAACCTAGTGCGCTGGTACGAGAACACTTTGCGGCCCATAGGTGGCTGGAGAAAACGCGCTACTGGCCAGATGTCGGGGTCATGCCGAGGATTTATCACTTGGCGCGATAACACTGCAAACCGATGGATTGCAGCCGGTACGCATACAAAACTGTATGCCATGAACGAAGCTGGCACATTGAAGGAAATCACGCCAACCGGCTTTACAGCCGGCATTGCTGATGCGGTGTCTACGACAGGCTATGGTTACAGCACTTATGGCTCACTGGCCTATGGCACAGCACGACAAGACACTGGAACAATTACCCCAGCCACCACATGGTCCATGGACACTTGGGGCGAGTATTTGGTGGCTTGCTCCAATGCGGATGGCAAGCTCTATGAGTGGCAATTAGGCTTTACAACGCCAACCCTTGCAGCGGCAATTACCAATGCGCCAGTCAACAACAAGGCATTACTGGTCACGCAAGAGCGCATTCTCTTTGCCCTTGGCGCTGGTGGCAATCCACGCAAGGTGCAGTGGTGCGACCAAGAGAACAATACCCAGTGGACACCGGCAGGCGACAACCTTGCAGGCGACTATGAGCTGGCCACGCCTGGCACACTGATCGCTGGCAAGCGAGTCAAGAGTGTCAATCTACTGTTTACAGATGTGGATGTCCACACGGCCCAGTATGTTGGCGCGCCATTTGTCTATGGCTTTGAGAAGGCTGGCTCTGGCTGTGGTCTCATTTCAGCCCAAGCAGTGGCAGCCATTGATACGGCAGCCATTTGGATGAGCAAGGCAGGATTCTGGATTTATGACGGCTACGTCAAACCACTGCCAAGTGATGTGTCTGACTATGTCTTTGACAATTTGAACTTTAACCAGGCATCCAAGATTTACGCTGTCCACAATAGCAAATATGGTGAAATCTGGTGGTACTACCCAAGCAATGGAAGCACTGAGAATGACAGTTATGTCACTTTCAACTACCGCGAAAACCATTGGAGCATAGGCTTATTGGCCAGAACTGCTGGCGCTGACTCTGGGGTGTTTGCCAATCCTTTGATGGTTTCAACCGATGGCTTTGTCTATGAGCATGAAGTCGGTTTTGCCTATGACAGTGCCAGCGTCTATGCCGAGTCTGGGCCAGTCCAATTGGGCAATGGCGACAACATCATGTCTGTCAGACAAGTCGTGCCAGATGAGCAGACCTTGGGTGAGGCGGTGGTGTCATTCAAGACCCGAAATTACCCGACAGGCACACAATCCACATTTGGACCATACACGGCAGCCAACCCAACTTCAGTCCGGTTTTCTGGCCGGCAAGTCAATATGCGGGTGACTGGTGACACTTTGGCTGACTGGCGAATTGGCGTGATGAGGCTCGAAGCCATCCCAGCCGGCAAGCGATGAGCGACCAAGAACAACTGGAAAGACTGCGCCACCATGTGGAGGCGGCATTAGAATACAGTGGAGGCACACACAATTTTGACGATGTCGCTGAGATGGTCGAGGGTCACAGATTACAGTTGTGGCCGGCCAAGGACTCAGTGGTATTAACCGAGATCGTTGTCTATCCCAGGCTAAAGAATTTGCATTACTTCTTGGCTGGTGGAGACCTAGACGAACTCTCACGGATGCGACCATTGATCGAATCCTGGGGCAAGTCTATTGGCTGCACCAGAGTGACCTTGGCAGGCCGAAGAGGCTGGGCCAAGACATTTTTGAAAGACGAAGGTTACAGTCCACAGTGGTCTGTAATGGCAAAGGAACTTTAGGGGAATAGATATGGCATACACGCAAGAACAAGTCAATGCTGCTTTAGCAGCCGAATTAGCGGCACGGCCTCAGACATCTCAGGCCGCCTTGAATGCTTATGCCAAAGCCACTTATGGTTTGACTGATGCGCAGCTCAATGCTGCATACGACACGATCCCAGGCTTTAATGCTCAAGGCCAGTACAGCGCTGCCGATTACATTGCCACCAGCCAGCCTGGTCAAGTATCGCCACAAATGGTGGTGGATGCGGCCAATGCGGCAAATCCATACTCTGCCCAGAACATGGCCAGAGTGGATACAACTAGACAAGGTCAATATGTGCAAGATGCCAGTGGCAGGCCAGTGGCGCTAACTGCATATTCACCAGGCTTTGACATTAACAATCCAACAGCGCTGCAAAGTTTTGGTGAATTGCGCGCTAGAGGTGGAACAGACTCTACATCACAAGCATTTAATGCAATTGCAACGCCAGCGCAAAAGGCTGAAGCTGACAGATTGTGGTCTATCGAAAAAGCAAGATTAGATTCAATTGATAGGCAAGCAGGCTTGCTAGATACCAATAGAACAGCAACAACATCGCAAACTCAAACAGCTAGAACATATACACCAGCACAAACAGCGCTTTATAACGCATTTAAATCTGGTGATATTGCTGGTGCTAATAATGCAATTCAGTCAGGCAAATTAACTGCGGCTCAAATCAAATCTGATTTTGGTTTGACAGATGCTGATATATCTTATTTGGCCAGCAACTCTGGCGTTAAGTTTTACACACCACCGGCAGCTGTAACTACAAATCTTACTGGCGGCAATAATGATGGCATTTTTAGTGGAATTAGAGGTGCAATTAACAGTGGAATTGGCCAAACTAGAACATATACAGACGCTGAGACTGCTTTGTATAACGCATTTAAAGCTGGCAACATTGCTGAATTTAATCGTCTGACAGCTGCCAATAAATTTACCAAAGGGGATATGCAATCCAAATTTGGATTGTCCGATGCTGATATGAATTGGATTACAAACAACGCTGGTGGAAAGTTTTATTCTGAAGCAGGCACTGGCCCAGGTGGAGTCCCAGGTGGAGTCCCAGGTGGAGTCCCAGGTGGCCTTGGTGGTCTAGGTGGAATTTCCCAGAACTTTGCAAATTACCAATCCATTCCAATTGGCGCTCAATACAACCCCAATGTGGTCGGTGGCACTGGTTCTCCATACTCTCAGATCATGGGCCAGATGCAGCCATTTCAAAACCCCTATGCAAATATGCCTGTTAATACGCCAATGGGTGGTTATGACCCAGGGCTGTATGACCGACTTCTGACAAACGCAGCAGCAAAGGCTGATGTTTTGGCGCGAGGTGGAAATGTAGTGGAGGTGGGCGGTGTTTCTGGGGATACGGGAGTATCCCAAGAATCAATCAATGATGCAGTCTCAGCCGCAAATAATGCCGCTGCTGTAACTGGTGAATCTGTCAGCGTTTCTGGTGAAACTGGCGAAAGTGTCAGTGGTATTTACAACAAAGGCGGCATTGTCGATGGACTATTTGGCCCAAACCCACCTGGCCCTGATGATGGTGCTGGTTTGTTAGATCGTGGCGAATATGTGATCAAGAAGTCTTCAGTCAATAAGTATGGCCGTGGACTTCTGGACATGATCAATGAAGGCAAAGTGCCTGCCAAGAAAATGAAATCTTTACTGGGATAAGGTGGCAATATGTCAAAAGGTGGAACAACTACATCAACCAGCTCCATTGATCCTCAGATCAAAGAAGCATTCCTAGCCAACTTTCAGCAGGCCCAAGGGGTCGCTGGTGCATTGCCGGTCCAGCAGTTTGCTGGGTACAACCCAATGTATCAGGCAGGCGAGGAGGCTTTGGTCAATGCTGGCCTTGCTGGCCCAGGCATTACTGGCACAGACTTGGCAGCTCAAATGGCCGCTTATGGCGGTGTCTATCAGCCTGCGGCAATCACAGCGCAGCAGACCAATCTAGGTCTTGGCCAAGGTGCAGGCACTATTGGCTCTTACATGAATCCATACACAAGCATGGTGCGTGAAAACGCATTGGCTGACTTGGAATCTGCAAGACGCGCTGCCATTGCCCAGACTGGTGAACGCGCCACACAAGCCCGTGCGTTTGGTGGATCACGCCAAGGTGTGGCCGAGGCTTTGACCAATGCAGGCTTTGCCAAGCAGGCCGCCACACTTGGCACATCTTTGAACGAGCAAGCATTCAACCAGGCGATGGCCATGCAGCAGGCCGACATTGGCCGCAGATCAGCAGCCGATATTGCCAATCAGCAAGCAGGCTTGCAAGGTGCGCAATTGAGGCTAGGCGGTGCAAGCCAGCTCGGCAATTTGGCTGCGCAGCAGCAGGCATTGCGTCTTGGTGGCGCTCAAGCGGTCATGGCTGCTGGTGGTCAACGCCAGGCTCTGGACCAACAACAAATGGATGCAATCCGAAATATTGGTTTGCAGCGTCTTGGTGTGGTCCAGTCTTCACTGGGTGCGCAGCCTGCCAATCTTGGCATGGTGGCACAGACTCCATACAGTCAGAATGTCGGTGCTGGCCTATTAGGCGGTGCATTGGCTGGCTCTCAATTGGCTGGCACTCTTGGTGTTACAGCAGGCACTGGCGCTGGCCTTGGTGCATTGGCTGCGCTGATCTAACATGAGACAAAACCCAACCCCAGAGCCACAACGCTACGCTGATGCGCAGCTCATGGCTTTGCTTGACCCATCAAGCAAGCGTGACACCATCCTGATCACGCCTGGATCACCCATGCCGTCTCGCATCCCTGACGGGTTGACAGTGGCTGAGACAAGCCGAGGCATTGTGATCACCAGTGACCCTGCAAAGGTCAAGATCATTGACCAAGGGTCTGAGAAAGATGTGGGCATGGCGCTCTTTGGCTATGCGCACGATCAGGCCAAGGGTTTTGACAATGTGGCGGTGGCCATGGACAGAGCTGGAACACCGGTGGCCGAACTGGCCATCAAGCCTGGTCAAGAAAGACGGGCCATGAGGGCTGCATCTTTGCTTGCACCAAATACTGGATCAACTAACATGATGAGCAGAGGCGATGTGGTTAATACCCGTCTCAGAGGTTTATTGGATTAAGGTGGAAATATGGCTACTCAATTTGATTTTGCAAGTTTAGGCAATATGTTTGGCGGTGGTGGCGTGCCAACTGGTCTTGATGCATTGCTGACAGAAGACCAGCGCAAGCTCTTGGGCCGCAATGCTGCACTGTCAGCAGCTGGTGCATTGCTTCAAGCCAGTGGCCGAAGTGCAGTGCCAATCAGCATGGGCCAAGCACTTGGATCAGCTTTGCAAGCTGGCCAACAAGGTTATCAGCAGGCAAGAGCTGGATCACTGCAAGATGTGCTTTTAGGTCAAAAACTGCAAGAGGCAAAAACTGCCCAAGAATTGCAAACCCAATTGGGCGGTATTTTTGCTAAACCAACAACTACATTGAGTCCAGAGCAGCAGGCATTGATGGCGCCAGTTTCTGAGGCTGGTCCATTTGGTCCTAAAGTGGCCCGTGCCGAACTGGCTGCAAACATTCAGCCACCAAGCGATGCCGAGATTAAAGCTGCTCAGTATCAACGGGCCGCAGACCTTTTGGCATCAAGAGGCAAAGGCGAAGAAGCCAAACGCTATCAGGACATGGCCAGAGACTTAAATCCACGGGCTAAAGTTGTTGGCCAGCCGTTTGAAGTGACTGACCCTAAAGGCAAGCCCATCATGGTCCAGCAGTTTGAGTCTGGCGATATCAGGACCATGCAAGGCTTTGGTCCAAAGCGCGATGTCGTCTTGCAGAATCTTGGTGGTCAGACTGTGGCTGTAAACAAGTCGGCATTGACAGGTGGCGAAACATTTGCCCAGACAATGACACCGAGCGAGATTGCCAACTTGAAAGTGGCTCAAGGCAACTTGGCCGTGGCCCAAGGCGGTCTTGGCTTGCGTCAACAAGAATTTGCCCGTGGTGCGACAGAGATCAGAGAAACCCCAGAAGGTTTTGCCTATGTGCCAAAAGCACCAGGTGGTCAAGCCATGCCAGTCATGGGTGCTGGTGGCCAACAACTCAAGGGCATCTCTGGCGGTAAGCCAACAGAAGGCGAAACAAATGCTGCTGGCTTTGCCCAGCGCATGGAATTAGCTCAAAGCATCATTAGCAGTTTGCCTGCTGGATCACAACCAGGAGCAGGGACTCGCACTCTTGAGGCCATCCCATTTGTGGGTGGTGCATTGGCTCGAAGTGGCCAAAATGTGCAAACGCAACAATTTGACCAAGCTGCACAAGACTGGATTCGCGCCA